CCGTTTTTCATCTTTCAAACAATCTGTAAATACCCAATTGGGTCTAATATTGTTCTGCATCTTGAAGACTTCAATCTCGAGTTTTTCAATAACGTTCTCGAGTCTCTCTTCAAAAATAGGACCTTCCCTACCTTTCTCAAATAGCCACTTCTTATAATTGGTATTCCCTTGAACATTCATTGGAAAACCAGCACTAGTGGAGACATTTATTCCATGTGAAAAAGAACAGGTATCAAGACCGTTTACTGCCTCTCTCCAAGTGTGCAATCTTTCCTTAATGGAACGCTTAGTGTTAGAATAAAAATAAGCCTCGTAAGAAAGAGTAGCTTTAACTAGAGCTTCCATATCAACATGAACTATGGGATGACAATATTTCTTAAGGGCATTTTTCATGGGTTCCACGAGATTCCCATCTGCATCCAATGCGTTATTGAGTTGAGCTACGCCCATCATTGGAATGTGCCACCCAGAGTATAATTTAGATTTGATAATCTTACTAACTCCCGACGTGGAAGGAGCCTTGGAAAGAGCTCCTATAATCTCGAACTGACCCTCAGAGATAATTAAATCGGGATCGACCTTGAGTAAAGATAATTCTTCCGTGGTATCCGTGGTAACATTATCAAACATATTTAAATCTTCAAGAAGATCTTCGACACAAACAACGGAGGCATACCCGACACCCGTGCCTTTGTTTCCAGCGACATGGAAACCACAAAGCTTTCTCAAGGGTAGAGCACTATTAAGCCAACACATAGGAGCACCACAGTCACCAACACTGGTGTGAGCTTTGTACTTGTAACTCCTCCTCACATAATAAGAATCCATCTCTTTAGGGGTCACTGCAACTTTGTTATCTTCGGCAGAAGCGTAACCTGTAAAGAACTGTTTATCTCTGCCATACGTGAATGCCATGGCAAAAGAGAAATTGGCTTGATTGTCTTTGTAGTCAGATCTATTGACGAAATACTTCGTATTGTCTCTGCCTGGTTGCATTTTATTGCCTAAATCTACTAACACCATATCGTTATCTGCTAATATTCCTTCCTTGTACCCTAAAAGAAGATCTGAAACAAGCACTACAATCTGATGATCTCGACGAGAATCTATATTCTTACAAAATTTAACTTTCGCATCAAGATAATCTTCATCTAATTCAACACAATGTAACATAGATTTAATGAAATGCAATGGCATAAGCATCAACGTACCTTTTATACCAAAGGCATAACCAGGTTTGGTGAATTCATCTCTATCCTTGTGGACTTCAGCCCATACCTGATACTGAGCGTTCTTAACTATGCTATTAAATAAGTTGAAACCACCCGGATCAAGGGCATCACCTCCTTGAGGAACAGTCGAACCATTTCTGGCGGCAAGTTTCTCCTTAATCTGGTGTGAAGATTTACCAACCCATTTCTTACCCGAAGTTTTATTCGATTTCATCCTATCTGAAAATCCGAAGGATTCCTCGGTGGTTGTAGGTTTGTCACCTACTATTTTCCTCCATACGAATGGTAATGATATGATGCCGCAAAATCCTAGAATATAGAATTTGAACTCACACATTGTGTCATACATCATTTGAAGAGGCGTG